ACAAAAAAAATCTTAATAAATATTAATTAAATCTAAATTATAATGTTTATATATTATTATGGAATCAATATTATATAAACATTATTTACATAATTATTTATTTAGATACACTATATTAATAGTGTTATTATTTATATTATTTATATATTTATTATATTTAAAAAAAAAAATATATTATATATTTTTTACAATAATATTTTTTATACTTTTTATTGTTTATATTTATACAAGTAGATCAAAACAATGTTTTTTATTATCTAGTAAAATTATAAACAATAATATCAAACCAATTGAAACAAAAACCTATTTATTAGATAAACCATTAAAAGAATTTTATGTGAATTCTTCACATAATTCATATATTCCATGTAATCAAAATTTAGATATTGCAAGTTTAGATTCAATAAAAAAAGTGTTATTAATGGGTGCTAGATGTATTGAATTAGATATCCATGAAAGAAATAATGAACCCGTAGTTGCTCACGGAAGATTTGGAATATTAACCACTACATATTTATCATTCAAAGATTGTATTGATATTATAGTTAAATATGGTTTTTTTACTTCTGACCCATTAGTGTTATTTATCGAAGTCCGTACAACAAAAAAATGTGTTTTAAAAAAAATAAGTAATATTATTAAATCAAAATTTGGCAATAGATTATTAAGTAATGAATATAAAATAAACAACAAAAATAAGAAACGTTTTATTGACGAGCCTATTAAAAATTTATTAAATAAAGTTATAATTATAAATAGTACTGATATAAATACAAATTTAGAAGATATATTAGATGATAATACCGAAACTTATAAAGATATAATAAATGTCCATAGTGATACTATAATAACATATAATAATAATAATAATATGTATAGAATATATTCTGTTCCAAGTATATGTTTGCAATTTTCATGCAATTATGATCCAGTTGTTCATTGGAAAAATAAAGTAAATTTTGTTGCATTAAATTTTCAAACTTTAGATGATGGTTTAATAAAAAATCATACTATGTTTAAAAATTATAGTCTTGTTCATTTCTCGGAAATTTCTTTTGATTAAAATAAAAAGGAATAAAGAGAATTTAATAATTTTATTTAAAGGATAATATGATAACTGACGAAGATTATATAGAATTTCAGAAATGGTGGAAAGATACCATAAAGAAACCGAATACTGTGCCGCCAAATGATAAAATAGAATTACCAGAAAAAAATCAAATATTTATAAAAATACCTAATGAATATAAATCTAACTTTCCTGGTGTTATATATCGACAAACAAAACAAGCAGGAGCTCTAAAATTGTACGGAAAAAAACACGATGGTTCTTTAAAAGAATTAGAACATGAATTATGTGATTTTAATAGAAATTCTAAACAAAAAAAAGAATATAATTATAATGAAAACGAATGGTTTATTGACGATAGAGACACTGTGATGCAAAATATAAATATAAATAAATCTTTAGGTTATGAACCAGTTTTAAATTCAATAAAAGATTCATCAACAATAGATACGAGTCAAATTCAAAATTATTTAGATAACATTGACGATAACTTTATAGAAAAAATTATTAAACATCCGCGATTAAATAATTATTTTGATAGTAAAATTAAACAATCAGAGATTAATATAATTAATACTTTAAAAAAACAATTATCATCCATACCAAAACAATTATTTGGTATGGATAGAGTCGTTGTACGAGAAAATATGCTTTGTGCTTGGAAAAATAAATTAACAAACAGAGAGCATAATAATAAAATAGAACATATATATTATATTCCTATAGAAGTATTTTCAGATAAGAGTTTTCGATTTCATCCCCATCATATGAAAGATCCGACGCTATCATTAAAGAATGCTAAAAATTATGCTGTTTGTCAAAGATGCCATGATAGTATGGAAGAGAATACTAACAAATTCTTTAATAGCAAAGCCAGAGCCGATGTATGTGGAATATGTAAGAATAGACAGACGAGTAATAAAAGAGTAAGTACAGGAATACCAATATGCGTTGGTTGTTCAAATTCAAGTAATGCCGGCGCTCTTGATAAAGATTGGGATAAAGGATTACTCAAACAAACATTTGAAGTTGTTGTGCAGCAATTTCCAGATCTACATATTCAAATACACCCCGAAAAAGTTATTCCAAGTCCAAAAGATTTGGGGCAAGGAAATCACAATAAAAGAATAGATCTTTTAATTACATTTAATACTATGAAAACGGTGAAAGGTACAACTATAAAAGGTACAATAGCAATATTAATAGAACTAGACGATCAGCAAAAATCAAACATGAACGCCGAAGAAACCTTACATGATATAAAAAATACAATTAAGGAAAAAGTTAATTATGTCAATAATGATATTAAACCAGATGTTTTAACAATTTGGAAAGTTAATTATAACACTGATTATTACACTCCTACTGAATTAGTAAGGGGGTTCAGTTTTTATAATAGGATGGTTATTTTACGGCAATACTTATATGTGATGATATATCATTGGTTTGAATTACCAAAACAATTTGTTTTATATTTTTGGTATAATCATAATAAAATTAAGGATATTACTAATAATTGGGCTCAAAACGATGATGAAAAAAAATATATTTCCTTCGTTTGGTATGCACCACATGATCCTAACCATTACTGGCATTATTGTGTTGATCCTTGCGAAGGTGGCTGTGAATATTTTGAACGTATGCCTTCTTCTTCCAATACAGACGAATTAGAAATATCGGGAATAACCGAAACTAGCCAGAGTCAAGTAAGAATAAAACAACAATCAAACCCGGATAAAAATCCATATAATAAAATAATTATTAATAACAGAAAAATATTAAAAGAAATATTTAATTTTGATTTTCCATTAAAAGATAATAATTTTACTTTTTCAATTTTTAGAGAATAATTATAACATTTAATAATTATATTGTTTAATAATAATAATAATACTAATTAATATCCACTATAAATACAAATAGTATAAAAGTATTAAAATAAATAATGTCTAATAAACCTTTGTTTTTATTAGGAGGACATATTTATACTTATTGTAATGACTTTAATTGTAATGACATTATAGAAAACAATCAAATTTTTCCATATTGTTTATCTCATACACCCGAATGTTATATTTGTCTTGAAAAATTACTTACATTTGATATTATACAAGTTTGTAATAATAAACATTTTTTACATACTAATTGTTGTAAAAAGTTATTGAGTAATAAATGTCCTTGTTGTCGTTCTGACTTAAAAGATAATGTTACTGAATTAATTATCAATTATAATATTAATAAGATTGTTACAACATTAAAAGATTTAAACAAATCACTGAGATACAGTATATTAATTAAATTATTTAACAATGAACTTCAGTATTAATAATTATATATGCCAGGAAATTACTAGTGCTGGACATCAATGTATGTGCAAGGCAAAACATCAATATGAAAATAAATTACTATGTACAAGACATCTAAATACTAATAAATCTAAGGAAGACTGTCCTATATGTTTTGAACCTATGAATAATAAAAAAGTGGACGCATGTGGAAACAAACATTATTATCATATTTATTGTTTAGCAAAATGCCAAAAATATGGAGAGTGCCCTACCTGCAAAGAGAATATATTATTATCTACTGCTGCTAAAATTAATGAAGAAGCAGACAAATATAGGAGAGAATGTTTATATTTATTACCATTGAATACTCATCAATCTATTAATATGTTATTTGATACTTTAATACAGAATACATGTATTAATAAAACTTTTATTTCAGAAACAAATATATTATTAGAGTGTATGATGAGTTATTATAATTTATCTAATATTCAACGTAATAATGTTCTTACATCATTATATTATATAATAAATAAAATTGTTAAAGAAGATTATAATATAAATATTTCTATTAGAGATAATCAAGTATTTTTTAATTAAGGATGAGTTATTCTGATTTTAAATGTTCTGAATGTAATAGTAATAAAATATATGAAATAAAAGGAGAAGTATTATGTACTAATTGTGGTTTAGTATTATATGATTATGTTTATCAAGAAGAAGATGTAATTTATGATACTAATTATGATATCTATGATAATATACCAATATTTAATGAAGTTAAAGTGTCTTCTAAAATTGAGGTCGATATCAAAAATATATGTATGAACCATTTGAAAATGACAGATGAATTGTTTAATTCTACTTTGGAGTTATTTAAAGATGTTAAACAAGACAACATCTTTAAAGGAGAACATTTAAATGGATATATAGCTGGCTGTATTTATTATACATACAAATTATTTAACATATCAAAACAAAAAAATGATATTATATGTTGTTTTAATTTATCATTGAATAAATTTAATATTTGTTGTAATGAGATTATGGAATTATTATCTAAAAAACCTTATTTTTCAAGATTATTAAAGGAAACTTTTGCTGAAGATCTTTTAGTACAAATGGTTTATAAAATAGAATCTTTATGTAGTAGAGAATGGGAAGTAATAAAAGGAGCTCGGAAAATTATAAATAAACTTAATAAAATTATTGAATTTAATAATTTAAAGCCATCTAAGATTAATGCCACAATTATTTATATTGTTTGTAAAATATTAAAAATAAAAATAATGAAAAAAAATATTAGCAATGCTTTAGATGTGTCAATTGTGACAATGGTAAAACATGAAAAAATTATTCAAGAGTTATTAAAGAAAATTTAATATAATATATATATATATATATATTAAAATGACTTTAAGAGCATCAGCAATAAAAACTGATGTTTTGGAACAATATAAAGAAGAAGAACAAAATCAAGCTAATGTTACAACTAAAACTACTACTCTTAATAATATATCGTGGTATGAAAATAAAGTAGAACCAAATCCAGCTACTGTTACTAGTACCAATACCAGTACTGGTACCAATACCAGTACTAGTACCAATACCAGTACTGGTACTAATTCTTTTAATAATATATCATGGGACCATTGGATAGTAATAATAGTTGTTGGAGGTGGAGGTATTATTGCTATTTTATTTTTATTGGCTGCATTTATTATTTATGGCTTTAATCCTTTTAAGTATTTATATAATCTTTTAAGTCGATCTAAAAACAAAACTAATGGTGCTAATGTTGCTACTATTACTGATGCTTCTACTACTCCTCCTCCTGCTCGTCCTCCTCGTCCTAGTATTGGTCAATGATAATTTTTTATAAACAGAATAATATACCAGATGGTTTTTATGTTCTATAAAAAAACACCTGCAATGTCTCTGTAATCAGATGAACAAGCTTCTTTACATATTGATCTATTTTATCCATCTGAAAATAATCATAATTATTAGTACCATCAATAAAATAATAATCTTTAAAAATAATATATATTATATATAATATATAAAATATATTATGGCTTTTGGAGCCTTAATAAAAGCACCGTCATTACAAGCAAATAGAGAAGCTCAAGATCCATCTAAAGTTACAAGTAATGATAAACCTGAAGAAAAAAAAACTGAAGATTTTTGGAAAACGCCATTAGGAATTTTCGTAATAATATTATTGGTATTATTACCATTTATAGCATTAGCTTTTAGGTATGCTTGGAAATATCCTTATAATCCTAAAGGTACAGCAACTGGTACTGTTACTCATGGTAGTGCATAATCCATCTGATTACATCATCATATATTATATTATGAATAAACAAAATAATATACCAGATGAACAAGCTTCTTTACATGTTAATCCATTTCATCAATTGGACAATAAACATGTTAATTAGTCTCTGAATAGATCATTTTTTTTACACATTCTATTAAAAAATATATTGTATATTACAAATGAACATATAATAGATATCACATTATTTATTTTAAAAAAATATAATATATATATATATATATATATTATATTTATATATATATTAAAATGATAAAACATTATAACTCAGACTCAGATGATGAATACGAAGAAGAACATTTTGATACGAGTGGTCAAAGTCCATTATCAAGTGAACAAATAGCTGGTATAGTGATAGGAATAGTTTTATTTTTAGCCCTAATCGTATATGGTGCGTATTATTGATTTGTCATCCGTCCTAAAAATAAAAATATTAAAAAAAGAATTGAGGAATATGACAAAATTGTATCTGATATTATCTCATGTAATAAAAAAATAAATTATACAGATAAAACAGATTGTCTAACAAATGTAAATGAAAAAAGATTTTTGTATAAAAATCAAGATCAACAACTATTACAAAATGATCCCAAATGGTATGGACCAAATGGAAAGAAACTATTAGATGAAATATTTGACCAACAAACAAATGTCATGGCAAGAGTCGTAGAAATAAAAGATGTTGACTCGCAAATTCTAACAGCTAAAAAAATTAAAGATCCTATATTATTAGATTTAGCACAAAAAACTTATGAAAGAATGTTAAGATGGGATAATGCAGCATTAAATAAGGATCCTCTATTCTATGGTGAAAAAGGAAAAGCAGAAATAGTTCGTTTAATGAATAAAGTAAAATCAGACTTATGAAGTAGTAGTCTCTAGTAAGAGTTTTGGAATATTATATTATGAATAAATAATATGTTAATAGAACTAATAAGTTCTTCAAGTTCATACAGACGAATACAAGTATCAATTCTTTTAAAATTAATTATATTAATAAAAATAATATAATTAATTAAAAAATAATATATATTATATATTATATATAAAATATATAATGGTTGCAGGACCTTTAATAAAAGCAAACACACTAGAAGAAAATAAAAAAGAGAAGGAAGAAACTATAGTTAATAATAATAGTAATAATAGTAATAGTAATGATAATTCAGAGTTTGGATGGCTCTTTGTAATATTAGCAATAGTTGCATGTATAGCCCTATTATATTTTGCTTATAGAAAATATTTAGAAGGACTAGGAGCACCGGCTAATGTTCCTATAGCTGAAATTAATAGCGATACTAGTTCTATAGGTGCTCCTGGTGTTCCTGGTGTTCCTGGTGCTCCTAGTGCTCCAGGTGTTCCTGGTGTTCCTGGTGCTCTTAGTGCTCCTGGTGTTCCTGTTGCTCCTAGTGCTCCTGGTGTTTCTAAAATTTCTAGTATTTGAAAAGCATAATTTAAAAAAAAATATACAAATAATATATCAAATGGTTATATTATTTGTATAATTTATTACAATAACAATAGATATCATATTTTTTATTTTCTGCTGCCATTATGAAATTATTTATTTATATTATAATATATAATAATGAGTATTATTAATTCTTCAAATATAGATAAAGGTTTTAAAGGTCCTACTAGTAGCAGTGGTCTTAGTACTAGTACAGTAATTGCTGCTGGTGCTGTATGAGGAGTAGTTGGAGCACGAGTTGGAAGAGCAGCACCAGATTTAGGTCTGATATTAGGACTAGTATTTGGTATAATCGGATTTGTACTACTTTGTTGGTTTATGTATTGGTCGAGCACACGAAAATCTGGAGGTACTCCTGAAAAAACAGTTCCTACAGTTCCTACAGTTCCTACAGTTCATCATGTAATTCCAGACACTCATAAGTAGCGAATTGGCATGCTATATTTATCAAAGATTATTTTGTTTATAAACAGAATAATATATCTGATGGTTATAAATACCTATGAAAAACAACTTATTTAAGGTATATAAGTTTTTTTATATATATATCTGCATTTCTCCTACAGGATGGTCCATCGTCATTATAATCAGGGGGACAACCTTGTAATTAATTATAATTATTAATATATTAATTAAAATATATATAATATATATAATATATATAAAATATATTATTATGACTTTAACAGTCGTAAAAGCATTAGCACTACAAGAAAATAAAGAACAAAAACAAGAACAAGCTACAACAGTATCAAAAAAAGATGAAAATAATAATGAACAAAAACAACAAAAAGATACAACAGCAGATGAAGATAAAGGACCATGGTATATATGGATAATAGTAATAGGAATACCAGTAGTATTATTACTATTACTATTTGGTTGGAAATTTTATAGATATTTATATCCAGTAGCTGGTGCTGCTGCCGGTACTGGTGCTGGTGCTGGTGCTGGTGCTGCTGCCGGTACTGCTGCTGTTAAATATGGATCTGCATAATTTAAAAAAATATACAAATAATAATGTCTATATTATTTTGTTTATAAACAGAATAATATATCTGATGGTTATAAATACCTACGAAAAAAAACTTATTTAAGGTATATAAGTTTTTTTTATATATATCTGCATTTCTCCTACAGGATGGTCCATCGTCATTATAATCAGGAGGGCAACCTTGCAAAGAAGTTAGTTTTGCATATATATCTGCATTTCTCCTACATATTGTACCATCATCACTATAACTAGATTGACAAATTTCCTTACATATTACTCCATCCTTTATATAACCATCGCGACAGCTCGTTATTGGTAAGCTTGGTAGACTAGGAAAACTTATTTTTGGAAGTCTAGGAAGATTTATGAAGCATTCAGTAGTGTCAGATGTATTAAAATACATATTATATATTACAACTGAATACACAATTACAAAAACAAATAACATAACCATCATTATATTATTATTATTTTCTACCATTGTTGTTTTTTATATATTATAATATATAAAAAAATTAATTAATAATATATAATAATGAGTATTATTAATTCTTCAAATATAGAAATCGCATTGGCGAAAAATATAGGCGAATACAGTTCGTTATCTTCTATAGGTGATGCTATTTTCAGAACTATTGGAAATAGGAAATTATTTATTCAGAATGGTTCAGACATACCAGCAATATGCATAGACACGTCAAATAATATAGGCATTGGGACTACATTACCATTACAAAAAATAGATATAAGAGGTATTATAACAAGTGACAGTTATACTTTTACTAATAATTTTTCATCTAGTATATCAACAATTAATACGGACAATGTAATTATTTCTACTGCAAATACAGAAAGATTTAGAATTGATGCAAATGGTAATGTGGGAATTGGAAAAACGCCAAATTATAATTTAGATATAAGTGGTAATATTAGAACATCTAAACAATTTTATGGTACGGCAGATACTTCAAGTACTCCGTCTTATAGTTGGCACAACGATACATCAACAGGTATTTACCATCCTGTACAGAATACGTTAGGATTTACAACGAACGGAGTAGAAAGAATTAAAATTGACCCTAGTGGAAACATTGATCTAAAAACAATGTACATAGATTCTAGTAATAATTATATAGGTATTGGTACGACAGAACCTAATAAAAAATTACATGTTAAAGGCGATACAAGAATAGAAGGCAACCTAATAGTAAACGGCACGACAACGGTCGTTGATACAAACGTTGCGACAACAGAGCAAATAGTTATAACTAATGATGGTACCGGTCCTGCGTTGATTGTAAATCAAATTGGACTGCAACCAATTATTGATATACAAAGTTCAAATAATAGTGTTATTAAAATAAACAAAGATGGGTATACTGGGTTCGGTGTTATTGAACCAAATGCTGTGATAGATATCTCTGGATCTAACACAACTAATATTTTACAATTGTATCAATCAGGAACCGGAAAAATCATAAATTCAAATTCAACCAACTTTTATGTTACAAATATAGGTACCGTTGTCGCTAATTTGTTTTCAGGCTCCGGATTAAATTTAACTAATATAAATTCAACAAATATAAACTCGGGGACATTATTGGTAAATTACGGAGGCACTGGTAACCAAACACTATTAGTTAATTCATTATTAGTAGGTAATGGGACGAGTGCAATAACTCAACCAAATAATTTAATTTGGAAAAATAATAAATTAGGCGTTGGAATATCGGACCCCAGTTATAATTTACATATTAATGGCTCTGGGTATTTTGATATCAATAACGGTATGATATCTATTGATACAAATGATAATTCCAGAATGGGATTTTTAAAATTAAATAATAATATACCAATAATAGCGAGTGCTAATAATTCTGATATAATTTTTGGTATAGCCAATAATACCAAATTAGCACTTGCTAGTTCTTATTCCGAAGTAATGAGAATATCTAATAATAAAAACATAGGTATTGGAGTTACATCACCACAAACGGAATTAGATATATCAGGAAATATAAATATTTCTAGATTTTTATATAAAAATGGTATCCAAATGGGAGCTTTTAATTCTATCCGACAATCTTTTAAATCAACTACAAATCAAATTGTTTATGATATATCAGTAAATAATTTGGTTACTATAAATACTAAAAATGTAGAAGTTTATTATAATGGACAAAAATTAGTTTATATTGATAATTTTAATTATGATTATTTGACAACTACTATATACAACACGTCTAATAATTATACAATAATCCGTACTACAATAAATAATTCAATAATACCTATAACCTCGTCTGATATTATTGATATTATTATATGGCCTGATGATATTAATCCAGCAAATACAATATCATATGATAATTATATTGCAACTTATAGTCCTATAAATCAATTAATTAATATAGGTACAGTCGGACCCAGTATAATATTACAAACAGGATACGCAGATATACTTATAAACGTTAATTATAGTTTAAATACAGAACCCGGCAATCCAGGCAATATGATGTTTGACGAGTTAAATAATTTTCTTTTTAGTGATAATAGTGGTGAAAATGCTACTTGGAATTATGCACGGTTAATATTTAGAGGAACTACTATTAACGGAACGACCGGAACTATAGCAAGAGCTCAAATTAAAACATATACTTCATCTTGGACAAATATTGGTAATACATTTGATATTGTTACAAATGATCCTAGTGGATCAAAAGGTTACAAAACTATATCATCGCCATGGTTTAGTAGATCACAAGTAGGTAATATAATCGGTTTATGTTTTATTACAATATGTAATTCAAGTAATATAAATGATAATAATTCTAAATTTAGATTAGGACAAGTTTTAATTCAATTTAAATCATAAAAAAATACATTTAAAGATTAAAATAATAATATTATTATCCAAAATACTCTAAAATAAATGCTACATGGATTAACGTAACCAGCTTTAAAGATAATTTAATTATCTTCTTATTTAATTAATTATTAATAATTAATTTTTATTAATTTATTATTAATGAGTCAATGAACAAGTATCATTAATATTAAACCAAACATACATATTATCATATTTAAAATTCTTAAAAATAAGTTGTTTTTGATATTCTAAATCAGAATCTTCAACAATATTATTTGTATCAATATTAATAATAACTCTATCATCGCCAGTTATACAACTTAAAAAACAAGGACTTACGCTAATAGACAATGAAGCATTATCCAAATTATCTAATTGATACACATTCATATAAATAATATTATTATTAATATTATTTATAATAGATTTTGTTTTATTTCTAGAATTGATAAATATAACCTCAATATCATTTGCATTAATACTAATAGGTCCTGATAATATTTTTTTTATTTTTTTCCAAACTTTTGTATTATTTATTACGTTGATGTAATAAAATTTATCTTCATAATAACTCCAAGGCTGGCATAAATTTATAACATTGTCTTTACTGTCAACAATCTCAATTGCAATATTTAAATCTTTTGCAATATCAATTACAGTCCATAAAACTGGCGAAGATACATTGATTTCTTTAATAATAGTATATCCTCCTTTCATAAAAGTAAAAAATTTAGTTGATGCCATTTTAACATATCTTTTTAATAAGTTATCTTATTTTTAAGGATTATATATATCAATTTTTTTAATAATTATATCATATAAAGAATAATTATTATTAACCATATAATTATGTTACATTTAAATCATAATGTATATTTTACATTAAATGAATATAATGCATTAAATAATAATATGAGATCATTATATCCTTTTTATTGTCCAAATGAATATCCTTATTTTTGTGGCAAAAATTCTAATTCATTCGGTTTATGTAAAAAAAGATTAGAAGATTGCGATAATGTTAATATTGATGGTGTGATACCAATACTTGCTTTAGATTATGAAAATAAAGGAACTAAATATGGATATTATACAGATAATTTACACAAGCGATGTAACAATATAATATTAAATAAAGAAAAAACATTTGATACATCCGATACATTTAACATACTAATGTTTTCCATAATGACATATAATATTTGGGGGTTACCACCAAAAAATGATTTTATATTAAAATTAATGAAAATTAGAATTAATTTAATTGCAGATGTTATTATAAAAAACAATCCTGATATTGTTTGTTTTCAAGAAGTGTCATTAATATCATTGCAAATACTTAAAAAAAGATTATCTTATATTTATAAATATCAATACGAAACAGACTATTTTTTTGATGAAATATTACAAAGAAACAGAGAAGTTGAAACTATAACATTTTCAAAATATCAGGTATGTAATTATCAAGTATATGGATTAGATGGAAATTTAAGGTATAATAATTCTTTAATAAGAACAGAATTTAATAATTTTGTATTATATAATGTATATCTACAAGCTGGATCAAAAAAATCACCAGGACAAGAATATTACTGGTTTCATTATACAAGGTGTAGAATTGATCAGCTAAAAAGAATAAAAGAATTGATTGATAAAGATATGAAACCAGTTATAATTTGTGGGGATTTTAATTTCCATTTAGACGGCGGAGATGAATGGTTAGAATATAATGAAATTAAAGATTATTTTAAAGATTCTTGGAAAGAAGTAAATAATAATGAGGGGTTTACAGAAAATACAGATATTAATACTATGCGATGGAATTTAAAATTTCAAGAGAAAAAAGTTCGTTATGATGGTATTTTATATAAAGGTAATACGATACATCCATTTTTAAGTAAAACAGTTGGTAAAAAATCAGTACCATTAAATAAACAAATGACAAAATTATTTATTAAAAATTTTATATCTGATAATCATAAAAAAATAAAGTATAATAATCAAAAAACTATTAATATTTTCCCTTCTGATCATTTCGGTGTAATTACAAAGTTTAAAATGAATTAATTACAGATTAAAGTACCTGTAGTTCAATACACCAATTATCTTTTTCAAACATTATATTACAAATAATCACATTTTCTAAAGCATTCACAAACTGATTTATCTCGTCATATGAAAAAAGATGATAAAACCTATAGAATGTTTGTTTTGTGTATTTATCTAACCATGGAATAAGATAATCTCCATTATTACCTTTATAAATCCATTTAGGTTTAATGGTTTGTTCAAGAGCCCAAACTGTAAATAACAGCTTTCCTCCCGATTCCAATATTTTTATTATATTTGTAATAAATTTTAAACGACTTTCATAATCACTAATGTGATGTAAAACAGCTATAGAAATAGCATATTGAAAACGTTTAGTCTTATATGGCAGGTATAAGCCATCAGCAACACAGCAATCATATGAATAGTTTTTCTCAATTGTATTTAAAAGTGGAACACATATATCGTTCGCAATAACAAATATATCTTGCCTATAACGAGTATACTTTCCATTACCACAACCAATATCAGCAACAAGACTATTTTTAGGTATATTATCAAGAAACTTACCTACACGAGACCATATTGCTTTTCGTGTTTCATTGAAATGTAAAGCAAAATGATCGTATGTACAATTAGGAAAGCTAATTCTAGAGCCTCTTTCAGAGGCTGTTTCACTGTAGTTCATTGTTGTGTCAATATTTTATCAATTAATATAATATAAAACTGATTAATTCAATTTTTTTTATTATAATATTCAAAAAAATAATAATAATATTTTTAATAATATTATTATAACTATATATAAATGTTTATTTATTAATTAATTTGAATTTATTATAATATATATTATAATATATATTATAATGTCTAGTTCTAGTTGTCAAGGTCCATGCTTACCTCATTGTTATTCAAAAAATAAAAATTATTTATTATTTATTATTGTTGGTATTATTTTAGGAATGCTATTATATCATATTATTAATAAAATAAATTAATCTACATCATTAATTGATGGACCAGGAGGTCCTCCCATTCCACCCATCATATTTTTCATTTTATCCATCATATCAGGATTATTCATCATTTCTTGAAATTTTGGATCATTCATTGCTTCTTGCATTTGTTCAGGTGAAAAATTTGGCATACCAGGCATACCACCCATACCTGGCATACCACCCATACCTCCCATGTTCATATCTGGCATTCCACTAGGTCCTCCAGGACCATCAGGAGATCCTCCTGCTTGATACATTTTCATAATAATAGGTTTAACTTTTTCTTCTACTTCTTTCATCTTATCAGTATATGTTTCTGTAGATTCATCTTGATGATCATTAAGCCATTTAATAGCTTCTTCAACTGTAGATTCGGCTTCTTTCCAGTATTGGTCGTCCTTGGCTTCTTTAAGACTATTTCTTGTATTATATACATAATTTTCAAATTCATTTTTAGCTTCCAGTTTCTTCTTATTTTGTTCGTCTTCGTCTTTGAATTGTTCGGCTTCTTTAACCATACGTTCAATATCTTCTTTACTAAGACGTCCCTTGTCGTTTGTAATAGTAATCTTATTTGATTTTCCCGAAGAAGATTCAAGAGCAGATACTTGTACAATACCATTAGCATCAATTTCAATTTTTACTTTAATTTGCGGAACTCCTCTAGGAGCTGGAGGAATTCCAGAAAGCTCAAATTTACCAAGCAAGTTGTTGTCTTTGGTCAACGATCTTTCACCTTCAAACAATTGAATTGTGACGCCAGGTTGATTATCAGAATAAGTACTAAATGTTTGTTCTTTACTCGTAGGAATTGTTGTACCGCGAGGTACAAGAACAGTCATAACAGCTCCTGCAGTCTCAATACCAAGACTGAGAGGACATACATCTAGAAGAACAAGATCAGAAAGACATTCTGCAGTATCGCCTGTTAGAATTGCTGCTTGAATAGCAGCACCATATGCAACAGCTTCATCTGGATTAATACTCTTGTTAAGTTCTTTACCATTAAAATAATCACTTAGAAGCTGTTGTACCTTGGGAATACGAGTAGAACCACCAACTAGAACAATCTCATCTACATTGCCTTTGCTAATCTTTGCATCTCTAAGAACTTTATCAACGGGTTCAATCCCCGATTTAAATAGATCAATACAAAGTTCTTCAAACTTTGCTCTAGTTATATTGATACTGAAATCAACCCCATCTACAAGAGAATCTACTTCAATATTTGTAGTCATTGAAGAAGAAAGAATCTTCTTTGCTGATTCGCACGCAGTCTTCAATCTGCGAAGTGCTTTTGGATTTCCAGTAATTTCAACTTTATGTTTTTTCTTAATCTCTTGTTTGCAATATTCAACAAGGCGGTTATCGTAATCACTACCACCAAGGTGCGTATTGCCTGAAGTAGCTAATACTTCAAATACTCCCTCGTCAATTGAAAGGAGTGAAACATCATGTGTGCCCACATATTGTTATCGCTAGGCTCTTTATCCGGATTATAATTATCCATTAAGGTCATTTCCTTAATTAGCTTCTTACACTTTCATGTAAGTTCAGACTATATCTTATTTAGATTAATTAATCTAAATCCTGGCATTCGTGGATATTTTACCATAAATAAATAAATATTTATTCTTAGGTTACTTTATCTAGTCGTTGAACCTTCAACTTCTTTTCAAAAGTCGCTTGGCTGCTGATTATCCATTGTACTATCTTTTTCTTTTTTACCATACCTAGGTCATTACTCTAGCCACAAACTCATTCACATGGTTTGCTTGGTAGAAAAAGCTTTAGGAACTTCCAGTCAATTAACCAGGTTCTTAAAGTAATTATTACTTTAAGGTGGAGTTTCACCACAGGAAGCAGCATAACAATTAACAAACTGTTTGAAGTTTACCTCCCATATCAAAAATTAAAATATTTTGTTCTTTGCTACATTTCTTGTCAAGACCATACGCAATAGCTGCTGCTGTAGGTTCGTTAATAATACGAAGTACTTCAAGACCCGCAATAACCCCAGCATCTTTAGTAGCTTGACGCTGAGAATCATTAAAATATGCCGGAACGGTAATAACAGCTTGCTTTACATCATATCCAATATACGATTCTGCAATTTCTTTCATTTTTGAAAGAACCATTGATGAAATTTCTTCTGGAGAATATGTTTTATTCTCACCTTTATATTGTACATCAATAAGTGGCTTATCATCAGGACCTTTTACTACATTATATGATAAATTGGTAAGTTCGTTTTTTACAACTTGATCAGTAAATTTTCTTCCAATAAGACGCTTAGCATCATATATGGTATTTTTTGAATTACTAGTTGCTTGATTACGCGCTGCATCTCCAACTAAACGTTCAGTTTCATTGAATGCAACCATTGAAGGGGTTGTGCGATTACCTTGCTCATTTGCAATGATTTCCACATTGCCATTTCTAAACACACATACACAGCTATTAACTGTACCAAGATCAATACCTATTGCAATCTTTTTTTTTTCACTAGACATCTCTGAAGATATTAATTATTATTAATTTTTTATCTTTAAATATTTTTTTTAGATAAAAAACAATTTCTAATTAGATGATAGATTAAAGTAATTAAAAAAATAATAATAATAATTTATTATTATTATTTATCAAATATGGATAATATTTGGAAACTATTACCAAATAATATATTATATTATCATATATTACCAAAATTATCTATTGATA